GGAGAAAAGGTTAAAGCTTCTCTGGCTGTGATCCTTGCCCTTTCAGAGATTAAGGCTACTGCGGCCGGAATTCAGCTTGGAATGCTGTTCATCGATGAGCCTCCGTTTTTGGATGATGATGGAGCACAGGCCTACGTGGATTCGCTCGAAACAATACGCCACAGATATCCTGACGTCAAGATTATGGCTATCACACATGATGACGCCATGAAAGCAAGGTTTAGCCAGAGCATCACGGTCATTAAAACAGACGATGGCTCAAAAGTAATTTACTAGGAGGATAGCTGAATGGGAAAACGATACTATTGGCTGAAACTGCCGGAGGGATTCTTCCGGCAGAAGCCGATTAAGAAACTCAGAAAGATCGCCGGCGGGGATACATATACGATTATCTACCTCAAGATGCTGCTTATCGCCATGAAGCAGGACGGGAAAATCTATTTTGAAGGGGTGGAAGACGACTTCTACGAAGAGCTGGCATTGGAACTCGATGAGGATTCCGAGAACGTCAAGGTAACGGTTCTTTTCCTGATCCGACAGGGGTTAATGGAGTTGGTTGATGAAACGGAATATCTTCTGACGGAATGTGGGAATATGGTGGGTTCGGAGGCTGCAAGTACACAACGATCAAGATTATGCAGAGAAAGAAAAGCGTTGCAATGCAACACAAATGCAACAACAAGCAACATCGAGCAACAAAACCGTAACGTAGAGATAGAGAAAGAGATAGAGAAAGATAAAGAGATAGAGAAAGATACTATATGCCCGGAGGTAATAACCTCCGAGCAGAACGTATTCATATCCCTTCCCCTTGTGACGGGATCTGGCTCTTTCGATGTTACGATCAATTACCTTAATTCTCTTCGCCAACTGTATCCTGCTGTTGATGTGGAACAGGAATTCCGCAAGATGTATGCGTGGCTTGACAGCAATCCGAAAAATCGGAAGACAGAGCGTGGGATCAAGCGGTTCATTACCGGTTGGCTTGGACGGGCACAGGACAAAGCACCGGCCATGAGATCTGCGGCGCCGGACAATCGCCGAATGACAACCGGACAGTACATGGAATCTACAGCCGATTGGTATGGAGGTGGAAATTAATATGACACCACAGGAGTTTGATGTGATAAGAGCTGCTATCAAAAGTGCGTATCCGACGTTTAACATCATGCCTGATAAGTACAGTATTCAGTTGTGGTACCGAATGCTTGGAGATATCGACTTCAAGATCTGCGAGACGGCACTTCAAGAGCTGATCGCAACACAGACGTATCCCCCGCAGATTGCAGAAATAAGAGCGAAATGCGCGGAGTATACATCGCCACAAATAAAAGATGCCGGAGAAGCCTGGGGTGATGTGCAGCGTGCGATCCAGAAATACGGATATTACCGGTCGGACGAGGCTGTGGAAAGCCTGTCTGGTCCGACAAGGGAAGCTGTGGAACGGATGGGATTCAGGGAATTATGCCTGGGAGATAATCCGGTTGCGAACCGGGCACATTTCTTCAAGATTTATGACGCTATTGTGCAGCGCAAGATCAATGACAGCCGACTTCCGGAGCTTGTACTGCAAAAGAAATCAGAGTACATGCTTAGCTGCAGGGAACAGGAGAAGAAAACGCCGAAAATCGAGGGCAAAGAACCAGACTCTGCAAGAAATGTATCAACTCCTGAATTTATAGATCGGCTCATGAGGGAGAAGGGATTGCGATGAAGGCGAAGAAAGAAGTGCAAGAGATACAGGGAACAAAGCAGGAATTCTTAAAAGTCTTTCGGGAAATGTGCTACAGCCGGAGTGCGTGGCAGGTTTGGGCAGATCTCATTAGCATGATAGCGTGCTCTCTGGCGAATTCCACAGATCCGGACAAGGCGGGCGTTCGATATTTGGAGAGGGAGAGGGAGTACAAACAATGTGCAGAGCGCCTTGGCGGTGTAGATAAGCCGGCACAGTGCATGGCAGTAATCGTCGAAGCGCTCGAAAGAAACCCGGAACAGGATTTCCTCGGAGAATTGTTCATGGAATTGGAGCTTGGAAATCATTGGAAAGGACAATTTTTCACACCCTATTGCGTATGCAAGGCAATGTCAAATATTGTTACGGGCGATGTGGATGAGCAGATAGAGCAAAGGGGATATATAAGTGTTTGCGATCCTGCCTGCGGGGCGGGCGCAACACTGATTGCTACCGTAAGTGAGATGAAGTTGTCAAAATATAATTTTCAGAACCATGTTGTGTTCGTGGGCCAGGATGTTGACCGGGTGGCGGGAATGATGTGCTACATACAGCTTTCGCTGCTTGGATGCGCCGGATATATTTGCATCGGAGACACGCTGACAAATCCCGTAACAGGACATGTGCTTTTCCCGCAAGAGAGAGAAGGACAGGAATTGTGGATTATGCCAATGTTCAGGATAGGTCCATGGGCCCATCGGCGGTTATTTTTCTTACTTGGGAAAGCTGGATGGAATGAATACAGGGAAGCAGAGCGGGGAAGAGAACGGTTTTACATGTTTTTTGATTTTAACGATAAGGAGGAGAAAAGATGGGAGAAAATGTAAGGCATTTTACAACTGAACAGAAAGACGAAAACACCTACGGTTGGCCATGGAATGAAGTGGTTAAAAAGTATCTGGAGAGTGGATATTCAAGCGACCAGAAAGAATGCCAGGTTACGATTCGGGAAAAAGAGTACAAAATTCTCAAAAGGGATGCGGTCACGGTATTCTATGATGCTGATGGAAACACACTGTTTGATGTGACAAATGATCGGTTGAAGAGGGAGTATGAATCTGATCGGGGCGAGGAAGAGGAGAACGAAGAGGATTCTTCATTTGTGGAAATGGGGACTGCATCACTTGCTGATGCCGTTACCGGAAATATTCCGGCTCCGACTCCGGAAGAAGTGGAGACTGCAAAAAAGGCGAATGCCGGAGACGTATTGGCTAAAGCAAAGCAGAAGTTGGAAGAGGAACTGAAACAGGCTAAGGACAAGGATTTTGCAGATCCGATTATTACTCATTTGCTTAAGAGATGCGAAGAGGATCCTGGGATGGCAGAAGATGTTGCGCAAGCACATAAAACATGGAGCAAGTGCTTTAAGTATATCCAGGATCAGGCGCGGAAGCGGGCGAAAGGAAATTGCGCAGCTATACGTGACGATGTGGTTTATGAATGGGCGGAGGATTACTTCCGTTTGGATGACAAAGCGCTTGAGGAGAAAAAGGAGAAAGAGCGTAAGGAACAGGAAGCAAAACGGAAAGCAGAAGCGGCGAAGAAAAAAACTGGATCCGGAAAACAGAAAAAGAAAACTGACGGTAAAAAGGATGACAGAGAAAAGAAAACTGTGGAGCCGGAGAAAAAGAACGACAGAGCTCCGAAGAATAAAGAGCCGGAAGGCCAGATGTCATTGTTTGATTTGCTCTAGGAGGCGATAAAAGTGGATAAGAGAAAGTTGTCAAAAATACCGCGACCGTGTGCAACGCAAAGGATGATTAATGATGCAAAACAACTGGAAAGCATGAATCACATGGTTACGGCGGAATTGATTGAAGATAAAAAGATTCTGCTTCTGAATTTCTTTAGAATAAAAAGCCTGGCTGGCGGAAATACAGAAGCAGAGTTTAGGACATTTCTGTCACATGAGGATTATATCACACAGGATTTGAAAACGTCAAAGACAAAGTGGTATACGGCATCGTTCGCCGGAATGTGGAATTTTAGCTTTACAGAGTATTTGTGGGATCCAGAGTTGAAGAGAAGTCGATATAAAGTAAACGTACATATAAGATCTGACGAAGAAGTAAAGACCATCAAAGACTTTTTTAAGGAATATGTAAACTCGGATGATGAATATTTACCATGGACAGCAGTTTATAGATTCCAACAGGAGATTCTTGATCGAAAGCTTGCAGAGCGGCATAAAAAAGAGACTGACAAGATAGACGCAGTGATGAATCCGATCAAAGAGCCACCCAAAGAATTTGAAGACTGGGTATGGGAGACTGGAATGAGCTTCAGCCGATACCTGATCTACAAAGAGGAGAAGAAAGGCGAGGCTGTATGCGAATGCACGCACTGTAAGAAAATCGGAACGGTTAAGAGAAAAGATATCAGGCTTCGGAACAATGAAAAGGGGATATGTCCTTTCTGCGGAAGCCGTGTAACGATTAAGGCAAGGGGGAAGATGCCGGGACAGATATCCGATGAACGTTGGTTCTTGTATGTAGATCCAATGGAAAAGGGATTCGCCCTTCGATATTTTCGGGCAGATCGGAGAATACGGAGCGATAAATATGTGGAGTTCACGATCGATAAAAGCCGGATTGAACAGGATATATTCGAATATAGCAGGGCAATATATACATTTCCGAAAGGAAAGCCAAAATATGAATCCTATGAGTGGGGAGTATATAAGCAGCGCGGGGAGTGCCGATGGTGTCCTGATCAGGGAAGAATAGCCTGCATGGAATGTATTTTATATCCGGGCAATCTTCCGGCGGCATGGGAGCATACCCCGATGAAATATTCGGCATTAGAAGTGCTGTCAGGGAATATGCCAACAGTAGCTTTGCGGTATGAGGATGCAATCTCAAAGTACATACAGTTCCCCAAGTTGGAATGGATCTGCAAAATGGGACTGAACAGACTGGCGAAAGACATTATAAATTGCCGATATTCAGGAAATATGGTAGGGAAAATCCGGGAAAAAGGATCCACCATATATGAGATTTTGGGGCTGAACAAAGTGAATACCAAGTTGCTCCAGGCGATTGATGGAGACCATTACGAACTTCGCCTTTTGCAAGTGGCGCAGGAAATCGGACTGCAGTTCAAGCCTGAACAGTTAAAGGAATATTACGAGACGTTTACCTGCAACACGGAACTCCTGAAGCAGGCGAACAGGAAAGCTACACTCCACAAGATTATGAAATACATTACGAGGGAAAGTGAAAAATATCCGATCGGAGAATCGGGAGAGTGTTGGAGGTATTCCTACATGCGTTACCGAGAGAGGGAAGATCCGCGGATTGAGAGAAAGCGAAACATGGCAAAGGATTGGCTTGAGTATCTGAAATGGTGCAAAGAGCTGGGTTACGATCTGGACGATATGTTTATTTATATGCCGAATAACTTCAAGAAGGTTCACGATCGGACTGCAAAAGAATATCAAGAAAACCTAGATAAAATCGAAGCAAAGAAGCGTGCGGAGAGAGAACGCGAAGCAAAGAAACGGATGGAGCAGACAAAACGTGCTCTGGAAGAAATCCTGGGAGAGAACAAGGATGTTCAAAACGCCTTTCAAGTCAAGGGAAAAGGACTTCTCCTGGTTGTTCCTGCCAGTGCGGAGGATATTAAGGCAGAAGGGGCCGCCCTGCATCATTGCGTTGGTACCTATGTTGACAGAGTGGCCAGAGGGGAAACGAATATTTTCTTCATCCGGAAGGAGCAGGAACCGGATAAACCGTATTTCACGATGGAGTGGAAAGATAATGATATTGTGCAGTGCCGGGGATCCCGAAATTGCGGAATGCCGCCGGAAGTGAAAGCGTTCACCGAGGCTTTCAAAAAGAAAATGTTGGAAACCATAGAAAAGGACAAAGGCAAAGGACTTAGGAGGTGCGGATAATATGTCAACAAATATAATCAGGAGCATACGGAAGGGATCTGCACAGTGGAGCGAAGAAGATAGACTGCAGTTGGTATCGATATTGGCCAAAGCGGGATATGCGGTAAAGATTGGAAGACGCATGGTTCCGGGAACTGAAAACAAGCCAAAACCACAGATGGAATACACAGTTGAATATTGGGAGGCGGAATAGATGAAGATAGGAGAAATTGTAGAAATTCTGATAAGAGTTAAAGATGATTACGGACATTTAGATTACCGAAGACAGGCGGTCGAAGAAGCATGCAATCTGCTTGACAAGCTACCGCGAATGGAGGAGGCGAGGGAATATGAACCGATCCAGAATAGAATGGTGTGATCACACACTGAACATTGTCACCGGATGTCGGCGCGGATGCGAGTATTGCTATGCGAGGACCATGAGTCTTAGATTTTCTGGGAATGTAAGACTGAATATTACGAGGACGGATAAATACCGGAAAGATGGGGGCGGCTACATACTGGATGAACCATTCGTCGGGGAAAATGGGAAACAGATTATATATCCTTTTGGCTTTGAGCCAACGATGCATAGATACCGGTTCAATACACTGGACAAGCTGAAGATGGGGCAGAATATTTTCGTTGGAGCCATGGCGGATTTGTTCGGAGACTGGGTACCGGATAGCTGGATCGATGAAGTCTTTCGGTGCTGCATGGAGCATCCACAGCATAATTATTTGTTTCTCACGAAAAATACGGAAAGGTATGCGGATTTAGATATGCTTCCCGGCGGGGAAAATATGTTTTACGGAACATCGATCACACGGGAAGAGGAAATGCATAAGTTTAACTTCCTGCCGGCGCGGCGCAACACATTTGTGAGCATAGAGCCGATTCTGGAAGATGTTCTCCCTGAGAAGCACAACATTTTGTTCCGTCAGGTGGACTGGGTAATCATCGGGGCTGAGACTGGACGGAGAAAGGGGAAGGTCATTCCTAACCCGGAATGGATCTGGAAGATCATTGAAGCGGCAGAGAAGGAAAAGACGCCGGTATTCATGAAAGACAGTCTTATCGATATAGTCGGAGAAGATGCCATGAAGAGGGAGTTTCCGGATCAGCTCCTCGTAAGGAAAAAGAGCGATAAAATTCTAGCGAAGCTGATGGGAGAATGCGTGGAATGTCATAAGCAGCAAGAGAAAAACCAGATGGTATCTATTACAGCGCGAACCAAAAGAGGCGGAAAAACAAACGCATTTGCGTATATGTGTAAACCGTGTTTTGTGAAGTGGTGCAGAGAACATTGGGTAAAGATCCCTCCGCTTGAAGGGTTGGAGGACAAATAGAAAGGAGCAGACATGGGAAAGAGTAAACGGAACTGTAGAAGGACAGAAGATGAAGTGCGCATCCACGAAAAGGCGGTGAAGATGCGGAAAATGACAGATGAACAGCTCGTGCATTATGTAGAAGATCGGGTGGAGAAAGCGAGGAGCGAAGGATTTAACAACGGAAAGAAGTCGGTCCGGAGTGGAAAAAATACAAAGGATTTCCTTGCAGAGCTGCAGACATCCAAAATTCCGGGGATCGGAGCTGTTACGATCAATAAATTACTGAAGGTGGCAACAGAGCATGGATACATACAGTAGGGCGTTAATTGGGAGCCGGTCCAGGGCATCGGGAGAATATTTTGAAGGAATGATCAGCGCGGCTTGCCAGTTCTATGAGGAAAAGGGGATTTCTGTTATAGAGAAAACTCCGGAGCCGATGCGGGTGCTTAAACCGTACGACCGGAAAAGAGGGCAATTCATCTGCTGTTTTGCGAAGCAGGCACAGCCGGACTTCAAGGGGGTGCTGATGGATGCGACCATGGTGCTGTTCGATGCAAAGCATACGGATAAAGAGAAGATTATGAGAGACGTCGTTACGGAAGAACAGGAGGGCTGCTTTGAAAGATACATGAAACTCGGTGCAATGTGCTTTCTGGTAGTTTCAATCGGACTGGATGACTTTTACCGTGTTCCGTGGGTGGTCTTCCGTGACATGAAAA